GGAAATCATCTTCACCAACAGTACGAAAAAAGGAATTTTTTAAGGAGGACACTACAATGGCAAGAATCCCTATGACGAGCGGTTTTGTAATTATCCCGGAGGGAGAATACGTTTTCCGCATTTATGACGCAACCTATGACGAGGATTTCGGTCGTATCGAAATCAAACTGGTAAACGCACAGGGCGCAACCCACACCGAGCGTTTCTCTATCAAGGATAAGAATGATGAGTACAACGAAAAGGCTCTGAACGCTTTCTCCTACTTCGCTAAGACGGCTATGAACGACTACACGATGGAGGACATTGACCCGGAACAGCTTATCAATCACTACATTCGTGCAGAGGTTGTTCACACCAAAGTTCCGAGCAACAAAGACCCGAACAAGGAGGTCACTTTCGCAAACCTCGGAGACAAGTCTCCGGCAGATGGTTTCGACACCGAGCCTGTCGCTCGTGCGCTCACTCTCGGCAATGGTAATAACGCCGCTCCGAAAGCCGCACCTAAGACACAGACCGCTTCTGCTCCGGCTAAGACTGGGCTGGATATTGACGCACTGTTGGGTTAAGCAATCAGCCGGGAGGGGCAAGCTCCTCTCCCGGATTTTTAATAGGAGGTGTCGTATGACAGATAATGTCAATCACCCGGCGCATTATGAGACCGGGAAATTCGAGTGCATTGAAGTAATGCTCGAGACACAGGGCGTGGAAGCTACGAAGGACTTCTGTGTATGCAATGCTCTCAAGTACATCTACCGACACAGGAATAAGAACGGTGTCGAGGACATTAAGAAAGCCGATTGGTACTTGAAGAAGTATCTCGAATTGGCGAAATCACAGGAGGAAAAAGCATGACTATCAATGAGTATCAGACTGAAGCTCTCCGCATTGCGGCTGGCATGAACCACCCGAACAATGACGAGATTCTTCTCAACGGTGTTATGGGTCTCTGTGGTGAATCCGGCGAGTGTGTGGACATGGTTAAGAAGTACCGCTTCCAAGGTCACGAACTGGACAAAGCTCACCTCGCAAAAGAGCTGGGCGATGTGGCGTGGTATCTCGCAGTTACCGCCCATGCTATCGGCTACGACCTCGAGACGGTGTTACAGATGAACGTAGACAAGCTCCGCAATCGCTACCCGAATGGGTTTGAAAAAGAGCGCAGTCTTCACAGACAGGAGGGTGACGTATGACACTGGCAGAACGTATTGAGAAGTTCAATAACCTCATGGGTGACATTGTTCCCCCGGAGGTCAAGAAAGACCTGTTGGAGAAGGGATTTTTCACCGCTCCGGCAAGCACCAAGTACCACGGCAATTACGAGGGTGGTTTGTTCGACCACAGCTACATGGTAGCTCGCTACCTCAAGAAGCTCACCGAGGATTGCCGCCTTGACTGGCAGAACTCTCGCTCACCTCTGCTGGTTGGTATGTTCCATGACCTCTGCAAGATGGATAACTACATCTTGATTGACGGTCACTATGAGTACGAAACTGACACTCTGCTCAAGGGTCACGGTGATAAGTCGGTTATGGTGCTGGCACAGTATTTCAAGCTCACCGAGGAGGAAATCATGTGTATTCGCTATCACATGGGAGCTTTCTGCGATAAGTCCGAGTGGAACGATTATACACGAGCAGTGCATAAATATACAAATGTTCTGTGGACACACCAAGCCGATATGCTCGCTTCTCATGTAGAGGGGGTGTGAGGTATGGCGGCAAGAATCCCGAATTTGGAGCTTTTGCTCTATAAGGCGCAACAGGCTCTCGCCCATGACCCGGACTTCGTTCAGAAGATTGCCGAGATTAAGGAGAATGAGAGCCGCAAGAAAGTCTACCTCGATTTCAGTGTTGAGTGCTTCTCACAGATTTGGGGTAGCACCTGTACCGGGTTCGATATGACTGAAACTGGTGAGCCTGTTATGGCTGGTTCAGCTATGACCGAGGAATACACCACCATCGTACATGAGAAGACCACAGATACCTACTGTGTGTTCTTCGGAGACCGCCCTTGCTACAAGGTGGATAACCCGAGCAACGAGTTCTACGAGGACATGAAGAAGCGTCAGATGGCGAGCCTGTCTCGAGCCAAGAACCGCTATTAAGGAGGAATGAGCGATGATTAAATTTGAGAAACCCGAAGTATGGGGCTGGGAACAC